TTTATTGGGATTCAATCTATCATGATTTTCCAACCAAGAATTAGAAATTTCGCCATAGTTTTTACTTTCTATAAATGTATTTATTTTTTTATAGGTCTCAGTAATATCTTCTTCAATTGATTCAATTTCGGAACTATTGTCGAAGTATATGAAATTGTCAAAATTTTGTTTGTAAGATTCCTGACAGGATTGAGCAAGTTCCCATTTTTCCCGTCTGATTGATTCGGCAATCATTTTTGTCAGTCTTTGATTTCTTTCCTGACTGGCTCTATCTGTGGTATTAACAAATATCATGATTGTTTCATAACCAAGTTCTTCTAATTCTTCCTTGATTGTAATGATGCGAGAATGGTCATCAGCAGGTCCATTAATGATTAATGGACCACGATTTCTGATTGCTTCTCTACGGAAGTCATTAGATTTTTCGGCCAACTTCTGTTTATCCATTAGGTAGTCAAACCCTTGTACAGAATTCAACTCTACTGCTTTTGATTCAGCAATTGCTTCACGGATGATAACATCTTTACCAGAACCTGGTCCACCTGTTACAAAAATGGCTTTGAATATACCACGGTTGTAAGATTCGTGTAATCCCATACCTTTTCTTGTGTCATGCATCAATTCTTTTGCATGAGTATCAGAAACATGGTGTGGAACGCCTTGTTTAAACTTGGCAACATCTTTATTTTTAGCGTGTTCACGCATCTTGGTACCAGACATACCTTCTGTTCCCTCTGCATCTGGATCACGGTGGCCAGCAGAATGTACATGAATCTTTTTGAAATGGTATAAAGCACCTTCATGTGAACCATTATATTGGTTCAATTTAGCTTTCATTTCATGTGTGCGGTCAGAACCAACCACCATGTGCAGATGAGTTACACCTTTTTTGTGTAGTTCAGCTGCATGATGTAAGAATGTAGGATGTTCTTTTGATGATGCATGAAAATTAGTATCTGGAGAATATCTCTTTAGATGTTTAACCTTCTGTGCGGCCGACAAAGGATTCTTTTTTGCATCTTGGGAATGAGAAGTTACAACAGTATGTGTCGCATTTTGCTTCTTAGCTACTTCTTTAACTTTATCAATTAACTTCAAGTGGCCAGAGGTAGGCGGATTCATTCTACCAAAAGTAAAGACATGGTGTTTTTCACCTGTCTTTTCTTCTTGTAATATATCTAAAAATGACTTCATTTACGGACTTTTAACAGATTTTGTTTGGCGAATTCTGCACGGTTGACCAATTTAGTTGGTTCATTATTGTGATGTACAACGAAACCTTCTGGCTTAGACTTCTTGCCTTCAATGTGGTGGTGGTAACGACCTTCATGTGTTTCCAAAGAATTTACCAACGCATTCTTGGCTTGGTGTAGGTGGTGGTGCATCGCAAACAAATGACCGTAATGTGACTTATGCTTCTCTACATGAGCAACCTGTGACTTGCCTTCACCTGTTTTTTCTGCCTTAGATTTTTCAGTTTTAACTTTAGCAGCCTGTTTTTCATGTGCATCATGTAGATGTTCTTTGAAACCTTTAACAGATGGAACTTCATCATGTCTAACTGTTTTATTGATGTATGTAGATAAGTGACCAGTTTCACCACCATGTTTGTGGTGTACTGCATCATACATTTTGTGGCCATGTGTATTATGGATTTCTTTTGCAGCAGCCATATGAGACTGGAATTTCTTTTCGTTTGCATCAGAATGTTTAACTTTGCTGGTGTCATGTTCTGCACCGTGGATGTGTACATCTGGATGTTCTTTGAAATTGTGGTGGTCAACATGAGGCGAAGCACTTTTCATGTCATCACTATATTTCTGATGAACTACAATACCTACTTTAGATTTCTTGACCTTTTCAGTATCTTCTTTACTTTTAGGTGTATAAGTGATTGTGTTTGGTGTAAAAGATACTTTAGTACCTTTGGCCTCTAGAATAACTTCTTCATGTAAACTTTTGGTTTCTGCATGGTGCATCAAGTCGCCTTGGTAAACACCATGTTTTGGTGTTACTTTTGGTAGATGTTTGAGTGCGTGTTTAAGTGTTTTTGCAAGACCAGGTGCATGGCCATGATTTCTGTCAATGTCTTTTTCTGTGTGATTGATTTTTGGATCTTTGTTGAAAGCCGACTTAGTTGCAACAAAAAACTTACCATTTTTTGGATGGTGACCAAAGACAAGGGATGGAGAGCCATCATACTTCATTGTCAAGTCACTATGACTTGCACCAGCTTTCATGTGTGCATGAGCTTTCATTAGTGCTTCATGAGCGTGTTCAAAACCGGCATGGCCGTGCATCAAAGGACGGTCTTCGGCATGGTGAATATGCTTAAGTTCCGAACCTTCGGATTCTTCTTTTAAGAAAGACTGAAATGTTAACATTGATTGTACCTCTAGAAATGCAACACACTTTGGTTGCCAATGGGCTTATTTATACGATTAGGAATTCCATTTATTGACAAAATCCGTGCAAACTCCAGTGATGGCCAATGTTTTTACATAATCCCACTGGCCGTCACCTATTTCCGGTAAAACAGCGATGCTTTTAGGAAACAATTGTTTTATCTTAGGATAGGTCCAAATATAACCCCAACTGGTTAAGGTAACATCATCTTTCTGGTGCCAGAAACAATGTACACCTTTTTCCCTTAGTAGATTCAATGCATCCAGGTTCTTACAGTGAATCCATAGGCCATCTTGTGACAGAAATTCAATAGTTGTTTCATATTGAGGTTTATCGTGTCCCAACCACCAACTGTCATGGTGCCACCAAACATCAATTTCACAAGGAATACCTTCTGACAAACAATATCGTATTTGTTTTGGATTGTTTTCCAATTCTTTATCAGGACCGTCAAGTAGAGCACGGTGAGCTATCACTATCATCTATAGAATTCCTTATTCAGATGTATTTGTTGCCACGGCAAATTCAACATTTCAATAAAGGTTGTAGATGCAGTATGTGGACACAATAGATTTGTTTTATCATATATCATTGGTAGATAACAAATAGCTTTACAGAAATTGATAACACTAAATGCATTACCAACTTGTAACATATCGCCAGTGCCTTGGCCAGTATGATTTGGATGAAAAACGGTATAGAAATGTTTTGGATCAAAATCAGGAAGTTCTTGGTGCACCAACATATCTGGTCTGGTTCGTATCACCAAATCATACTGTGTTCCTGTTTTCATAATATAGTCCTCAAGCATCAAAATGCCCTGACCCATCTTAAAGAACATTGAAAGTATATTCAAAGACCTATGATTGTAGTTTGGATATCTCTTTATCTGTTCTAAGAAATTCTCTCTGTAGTCATCAAAGTTTTGAATTGCCACAGCTTTGGCACCATACGCCTCTGCAATAATACCATGTTCTATTCCTGGTGTGCCTTCAATAAAACCTTCTTCATCATTACCAGCAGTTAGACCATACCATCCTTCTTCACTCCATGTATTGATAAAGATATCCGGATTATATTTGTCAATAAATCGTTGTTTGAAATTAGGTAGAACTTCTTTCCAATGGCGCATATGGCCAGTTAATACTATTGCTACTTTCATTTTTTGTGCGCCAAAAAGTAATTCAAATCTTCTGGGGTTCCAATTCCCCACATACCCGTAACTTGTTTGACACGAATCTTTTTACCATCTTCAATCGCTTCATTGAATACAGGTGCAACATAGAATTCATTGTTTGTACGGATGTTCTTGTCAATCATCTGTTCGGCATACTTAACATAATCAGAACCTTTGTTCCAGTAGTAAACTCCCACCGTTGCTTGGTTGGAGATGACTTTCTTTTCTGCGACCTCCGAAACAAAACCATTGTCATCCAATTTGGCATATGACCACTTAGGATGTGTGGCTTGGAATGTAAGCATGCCACCATCAATTGAATCTGCCTTAAAAGCATATAGACATTCATTTGAATTCCATTCAACATATTGGTCTGAGTTTGCCATAATCAATGGTGCATCATTATTAATAAATTCTTTAGCCAATAATGTAGTACAAGCTGCACCTTCTGTTATACCATCAACCTGAACGATTGTACAATTAGGTGCAATCAAGTTAAGCAAGTATTTTAAATTGTATTTTTCATAGTGTTCTTTTTGAACCAAGAAAATGTAGTTTGCTTCAATGTTCAAATTCTCAACAACCACTTGAATCATGGGTTTACCATTAACTTCAATCAATGGTTTTGGGAATGTGTAACCTGCCTGAGCAAATCTGGAACCTGCACCTGCCATAGGAATAAGAACATTCAATTTCTCATCACGCCACGGAATCGTTGTATCGTTAATGTTAAACTTATCAATCATATCTAAAAACTTAGTCCCTTCTAAATCATATGCATCTTTTACTGGATAAAGGTGAGCACCAGAATTGATGGCACCCTCACGACCTATGTGTGAATCTTCAATAATGATAGTGTTCTTAGGCAAAGATTTCATCTTTGTCATACACTGCCAATACATTTCAGGAAATGGTTTTGGATTAAAAACATCTTCATTGCTTACAAAGTAATCCACATATTGAATTATATTCATTGAATTAAGAGCAATCTTAACTGTTTCACGGATGCTATTAGATGCAACAGCAACCTTCCATCCTCTTTTCTTCAATTGATTCATCAACCATGGAACTGAACTATTTCTTGGACAACTAGGAATTAACTTAAATGTTTCTTCTTGTTTCTCTCTCCAAATTTCATTATAGTATTCAACTGGTAGACCTTTGTCTGCCGTCAACATCTGTAGTTTTCTTGTGGTGTTCAAGCCATCATATTTTGATAGATGTTCTTCACGGGTAATTATATATTTTGATGTGTCTGTAACTTTAAGTAGAGCCGCATTAAGTGTTTCATAATGCATCTCACGGGAATCTATCATTACACCATCAAGGTCAAAAATAACTAATTTATTCATTTTATTCCCAAGTTGTGCCTTCGCAATCTAACCAATATCTAACTATTTTACCTTTACCATCCAACAAATGAAATGGTAAACAATGTAGCAGTCCTCTGCTTGAATTGTAGTATAACAGATTCTTAGGTGCTCTGTCAAGCGACCATGCGAAATGTGAAGTACCAGTATCACCACCAATATAAGTTTCAGCCGTCATTATATGTTGTATGTTTTGCATGAAGTTGGATGAATACTCCCAACCAGTAAAGGTACATCTTTCTCTGAATTGTTCCATACCACAAATAATCTTTTCATAATTATTGTATTCTTCTGTTGAATATTCGGAGATTATCTTTTCTAATACAGATTGTGGCCAATTTCTGTAAACATTATATGGTGCATCAAATATTGGAAATACAACAATCTTCTTTTCCATTATCAATGAATTCTTTATGTATACATTGTCACCAATAATATCACGGAAGTCCCATAGATTTACTCGTTTCCAAGGTAATGTAGTGTCTCCGGGAGTTTCTGAAAAGAAGTCTGTATTCTTCAAAATAAATTGATAAAATTTTTGTATGTAATCAACCTTACTAACAGAACCAGGTTCCATATGAAATTTTATATCTGGATTCTTTTGTTCTTTTCTAAGGTGTGCAACAACATTGGCCACAGCAATCAAATCACCGTTTTTTACACCACCACCAAAAACTCCATGTTTAACATTAATAATCATAGGTATTTTTCCAATTCACTTGCATGAACTAATTTTGCTTTTCGGTCCAGATAGAAGTGTTTCTCAAATACTTGGTTGATGTTCTTTCCATTGTCCCATGTAATGCCATCACCAACAATCCATTCAGGATTCCAATCTTCTGGTTTCCAAACACAAAACAATTCTTTATCAAGTAAATCAGCCATCATGCCGACACCAGTAAAATTTGTGATAAATGGTTTTTTAGATTCTTTGATGATGTAACAATTCGTCAATAGGTCATTATTGAAATCAATAAATTCAAAATCTTTGAGGTGAGATAGAATGTTTGTTTTTCTTCTATTATCGGTACTGAAATGATCCCACCTGTCACCAACATAATAAGTGTCTTTGATTTCCACATCACATTTTGGATATTTTAGTATGAACTTATCATCAACTTCAAAATCCAATTTATGGATATCTTTTAGAAAGTTTTCATATTTACAGGTTTCAATTGGTCTATTAGGATTTCTTTTGTATTCACCTTCAGAACCCCAATTGTCCATGTAGATTACTTCACCTTGAAACTCATTGTCAAAGTAAACATTATGAAACAAATCCTGATACATCAAGAATTCTTTAAAACCTTTAAATTTTGCAGTTTGGTGTTTAACAATTAAATTGAATTTGCCAAATTTGTTGTGAAGGCCAGCCAATACCGGAACACAATTCAAAAAATCACCCAAGGCGTCAGTTTGTCTTACATAAAAATTCATTTCATAATTCTTTCATATAACGATTTGAAATTATCACCTTCCATTTTTTCCCACATATGAATAAATGGAATGTAATTTGTCATCTCAAAGGGAACATTATTATCATCTATCAATATTTGTTTCTTTGATGGTAAAATTTCGTCCTTGTCTAAATTGAATGTCATTACAGGATATTCATGGTACTCAATTGGACTAACATCAAACTCAGAGAATGCCAACGAATAACAAGCTTCTTCTGTTCTGGACATTCTAAAGAATCTTTTACATCCATACTTGTCGTAGTTCAAAAACTTTTCTCTAACTGATGCATAAAACCTATGTGTAGTTTTACTCTTTCTAATATATATGAACCCACAATGGACAGCAGGTATATGCTTACCTACGATGTTTGAGATATTGTATCCTTGATTCCAATGCCAATGTGCATCACACTTTTTCTTACCTAGTGTTCTGACTGGAAATTCTGATTTGGCCAAATAATCCCAAAGATGGTCTGGATTGTATTGACACAATACATCACTGTCCAAATTGATTGTTTCATCATAAGGTAGAATCTTATCAAAATTTACTCTGGCATAGATACAAAATTTCTCAAAGTTATTATTACAATCTTTGTATGTTTCTTCATCCACTGTTGTATCAAATGGAGTATATTCATCAAAACAACCAAAAGACTTTGCATAATCCAAATCTTCTGGATTGATTAACAAACAAATAGGTCTTGTTGTATCATGTTTCTTAATTGTATTTGCTAGAAGTGAGGCCTCAAGAATGTATCTTTGACCTATAGCAATTAGGAAGTAACCTTGAGACATTATATCAAGGTATCTAAAGCTTGGTAGATATCAAATTTAGGTTTGTATCCCAATCTTTGTATTTTTGAAATATCTAATACCATATTCTTTGTCTGTACTTTTTGGTGAAATTTTGCTGATTCTATATTTTTTAACATAGACATGGAATCTGTTTTATTTTTAACATAAGTCAAAGCATCTTTTAAGTATATTTCTTTACCATTACCAACATTATAAATGGTATTCAATTCACCATTATCAATTATAAGATTAATTGCTTGTACCACATCATCAACATGAATATAATCCCTAAAGATTTCTCCACCATCATACATATCAACATCTCTACCATTTTTAATTTCTTCAATCATATATTGTAGAGCATTCTTTTTCTTGGAAACTTTAGAATCAGTCTTACCTAAAACATTAGCTAACCTAATGATACGATATTTAATATCAAAAGTTTCGCAATATGATATCAACAATTGTTCGGCCGCACGCTTAGTGATGGAATAGAATCCTTTTGGATCACAATATGAAGATTCTTTTGCTGGTAATTCTACATCACCATAAACAAACCAAGAACTTATAAAGTTGAATGTTACAGGTTTACCTTTACAGTGTTCCAATGTTTTTATAAGAACCGTTAAATTTGTATCTATGTCCAAATAAGGATTAGTGTGTACATTATAATTGTCTATGGTTGAAATGAAATAAACAATATCATCAGATTTAGGTTCATAATCATATTTGTCATTGGTTACTGAATTTGGTGTTAATTCGTGATAACGACCTCCAACAAATCCAGCACCTAGTACACCAATCAATCGTTCCATTTTTTACAAACCTTTTCAATGTAACTCAAAATCTTATCATTGTATAGAGGTGAACAACCGATAAAGAATACATTTGTCAAAGCAAGATTTGAATTTGGATATTTTTTGGCATCATCCAAATGTTTGAAACCAGGATGTACAAGAATATTGCCAGCAAAATAATTTCTTGTTTGGATCTTATTGGACTCAAAATGAGACACCAGGAATTCTTTGAGGCCTTGTGATTCACAATAAATTGGAACACCAAACCATGATGGATCACCTGATTCCAGTGAGTTGATAACTCTAACTTCTTTGATATTATCTTCAAGTATCTTCTGAATTTGATTTTTGTATTCTCTGCGTTTAGATTCCAACATATCAAATTTCAACAGTTGTTCGGAACCAATAGCACCTTGCAAATCCAAAGGTTTTAGATTATACCCAATATTTGTAAACAAGTATTTGTGGTCAATAGTACCATCATATTCTGGTATCCAATTGTCAAATCGTTTACCACAAGTACCACACTCAAGCATATTATTTGCGCCAATGCAATAACAATCACGGCCCCACCAAGATATACTTCTAGAAAGTTTAATAAATTCTTCATCATTTGAACATATCATACCACCTTCACCCGTGCTGATATGGTGTGCTGGATAGAAAGATGATGTCCAAGCATAATATAAGTCGGTGATTAATTTATCGTTCCATTTGGTTCCTAAAGAATCACAATTATCACCTAATAGAACTATATTGTACTTTTCACATAGAGCAACAATTTTGTCCATGTCTGGAGGATTACCTAAAACAGGTGATACAAATATTGCTTTGGTTCTTGGTGTGATTTTTTCTTCAATCAAATTAACATCAAAATTTAAGGTATTCAATTCAATGTCAATAAAGATTGGCTTCAATTCATTCTGAACAATTGGTGCAATAGTTGTGGGGAATCCAACGGGAGATACAATAATCTCATCACCTGGCTGCCATGCAAATTTCTTTTTCATAGCAGAAATTAATACCAGATTGGCCGAACTACCAGAGTTCACCATATGTGAATAACCTACATTGAACCGTTTACTAAATTCATTTTGGAATTTTTCAACCTTTTCACCAGAAACTACCCAAGCACCATATATTAATGTGTCAATAGCGGCCGACATTTCTTTATGATCCCAAAATTGTCCAGAATACTGAACAAATTCTCCATCTACATAATTATCATAATTTTTTACATACTTAATTTTTTCTCTAGAAAGATAATCAACCATTTCATTAGCATTCATTGTATTTCCCATAAACTCTCATAAACCATCTCCATAATATTTGTGAATTCCATGTTTCCCATGAAAACCTAAACTCTTACCTAACCACTCCGAACTCAGATTATACTCTATACTGAATCTATTGGCAATAGGTTCCGGAGCAAATTTAATTCCGTATTTCGATTCCAATGTATTTCTGTGTACTCTACATATAATATCGTCCTCAGGCAATGTGGTATACGATACATCCATATCCCTCAAAGCATCATATAACTTTTTGGATCTTAAAGTGAACCCACCATTACCAATAACACCATCACCCCAAACAGCTCCAATATAATCATATTCATAGAACTCGTCAGTCCAAGCTTCTGGATTAACTGCAAATCCATCATTATGTATAGTTAGATTATAAGGCTCTATGCACACATGTGGACATATTTTTAAACTTATATAACCATAATCATCATTATAATTTTTTATTTTATTTATCTTGGTCCATACAACAGGTATAGAAAAGTTTTCTTCAGGAAAAGGAAGGTCAGAGAACCAATAAATTTTAGTAACTTTGTCTCCTAGTGTCTCCATTGTTTTTTTAAGTGCTCTTAAATCATAATACAAAGAATCAATAATTATTATACTTATCATAGGAAACTTTTATTGATAATTGTATTCATTTAAATTACTGCCTAGTATTGCAAAATGTGGGGATTCACCAGCAGGCAATTCTAACATTTCATTAAAATCATTGAATAATACAAAAGGATCATGTCCTAATTGATGGTCAGGTATCTTGTGTAATTGAAAACTTTCTGGATGTAACAAATAAGAAACTAACCAAAGGCCTTGGTCATCATCAACTAAATTATTATCCAACAACTTATTGAAAGATTCACGCATCAATCCCTCTAAGATTGGCCATTTGTCTTTATGTGCAACAACCTTTGCACCAAGAATGTAAACATCATTTGATAGAATTGCCTGAGATACTGGTGTACTTCTATCAAAATCTTTATATGAGAATAAATGAATCTTTTCTGGATCAAAATCATATGACCACTTTTTACTTGGTGGAATATTCTTCTCAGACCTACAATAACCAAAATCAATCCATGCAACCATATCATTGGTTGTTAATTTCTTGCCTATTGCATAGTGTGTGAAGTAAGCCTTCAAATCAGTAACCAAAACATAATCAGGATTCCAATATTCTGGATTCTTTGATTGTGATGGCATAACTGCATTTTTGAATTCTGAACTTTTTTGTACTCTTTCAATATTCTCTCTCATTGAGGCAAATTGTTTCTGTACATCAAGAGCAATGATTTTAGTTCTATCCATTCTATCTGCACAAACTTCTTCAAGTCTTTCAACCAAATGTGGAGAAGTTAATACAACAATTTCATTTTCCAATTTACACATATGTGAAAATCTTTCAATGTATGTCTCAGTGCTTCTTTCTAGATAATGCGGCAGGCCTTTGCTAGGTGTCCAATCACCACGACCAATATCAAAAAATGCTGTTACAATACTAATATCACTCATTCCAATACCATTTCTTATAGTTGTTAATAATCTCAACTTCAGGAGACAAATTACTTACGAAACTTTCAAAATCAAATCCAGGTCTATGTGCGTGTGCATCTACCATATATGGATTTACTGTATAATCTTTTCCACATAGAAAATAATATACAACCATGAATACATCTATCGAACCGAATGTAGGACATGAATTGCGTACTTGGTCACCATATTCTTTTAGGAATTTAACAACATTATCATAGTTATCAATAAAGGTAGATACTTTAAATATTGTTCCACCACCAGCACCAAAATATTTTGTCAAAGGCCTTTTGCCTGAATATTGTTCAATCATATCATGCACAACCTCAGATATCAAATTATCACCAGGTTTATTCAAATGTGCAGCCAATTCCCATTCATCTTTGACAGTAACTGGTTTCAACAACCAAACATCATCTTCCATCATCTGTATATGTGATGTCTTGCACCGCAGACAAACTTCATAGAATCTGGTCAACCAAGCAATAATCTTTTCTACTGGATAACCATAACCACCATTTACATTAGTTGAACCAAATCTATTTTCGTAAAATTTATATTCACAATTATATTTCTTGGCTATATCAGATAAATCATCAATGCCATCGGATGACAAGAAATAATAGGCATCAGAATGATACTTTCTCAGATTACTTATGATATGATCGGTGGCCACCACTTTGTGTGGGGTGGCCATGTGTATAAATGATAAATCGGCCATTTTAGTTTCTTACAACGAACAGAATACTATCTGGTTCTGGAGAAATATCTCGCACATCAAGCAAAGTTTTCATAGTTTATCCAATTCTCTTAATCAAAGTCATACCATTATTATTAGTTCTTCTTTCAACTAACACCCATTGTGTATTTGCATCCAAGAATTCTTGAATTGCTGGCCAAACACCGTTTTCTCCACCTTGACCTCTGTCACCAAATGTAGTCGTATCGTGGAATAGAATATACTTTCTGACTTTGTTGGCATGTAATTCCAATTCAATCTTAACTTGGTCATATGAATGATAACTATCAACCAACATCAAATCAGTTTCAGCAATCTCAATTTTTCTGGTGTCAGCTGTATGTAGTGTTACATTACGGCCAGCATTTTTTGCATTTCTAAAGTATTCAATTGCAAAATCATATGGTTCAATTTCATAACTGTGATGTTCTCTGGCATACCTCAAAAACCCTCTGGTACTTTGAGCCGAACCAACACCTAGTTCTGTAGTGTGATTGCATTCCTTAGTTAGTTCTGATATCCACGGCAAATGCTCATGCATATCAGTATTTCTGGAACAGGCGTCTTGATATTCTTGTTCAAAATCCATTTTAAGTTGTCCTATAAGTAAAATATTCTGGGCCAGATAATGTCACCTCTTCTTGGCCAAATTTATTCATCATCAAACTTTTCCAAATAGGCACACGGTCATATTGATGTACAATACAATGTGGTATTCCAGCTGTTGTGGTAATTGTTTTGGAATGATAATTGAATATAGGTTCTGGTTCAGTTAAGAATGGCCTAAATTGGTTTATCTTTGATGGGTCACCAGTTGTACCAAGTTGTACTGCCCATCCATCTTCTTGATTAGTGAACAATACATTATCTTTATATGGTTGTGTGTTCAATAACACATTATAGACCGCCTGGTCAACGATAGGAATTGGCCTGTTGATTGCATTGGTGAATATGTTGAAACACATATCTCTAACATAATGGGATTTACCACCAATGGTTCCTACATTAAAAATGATGTTGCCTTTGAATCTATTATAAACATCATTGCCGTAAGTTTGAAGTAAGTTCTCATTGCCCCATGGTTCATCTTGATAACGAATAGATTCTGAACCAGCCACCAAAGATTTGTCATCTCTGTTATCATCAATCCATTTGCATGGGTCTCTTTGAAAATAAACATCTTTAACATCGGTGGTTACAACGATATCATATATTGGATTACGATAGAGATAATCATATATTGACCAGAATCTTGCAACATGAATTGGTGCATTGATTTTTGGCATTGCAATCAATTCAAAACCATGGTGTATGAGATGAGCACAAGTATCATCATCTGCATCACCAACAATCATTACTTTACTGCCTTTGAAGCCACACAAATCAATAGATTCAACCCAAGGTTTTAATTGATTGTAGTTGTAACCAGAAAATGCACCGATTATTAAATTTTTCGCCATGGGAAAACTCCATTATATTTGTCATTCATTATTTTATTACCATTATGGAAAAAGTCTGCGTTAACAGAACCTGGATTTCCATCTACTCTGTAGTTCATTGTATACTTACCAGTACAATCAAAGTTAGGAAAGTATTGTGAGAGAGCCTGTAACCAAACTCTATCTTGTCCCCAGCCACCATGCCATACTTGTGCTAATTTTATCGCAATTTCTGTTCTAAGGCAATAGCAATTAGTATCTATATGGTTAATTCCATGGTAAGTTTGCCATTTACCAAGTGATTCACAGTCATCATTGGTGATATAGTTGCCATCTTTATCACAAATTTTTCTAAGGGAATATGTCCAATCAAGTTTCTTTTCTTTGATTGTGTTGATACATGTTTCTACATGTTCTGGATCCATCCAACAATCTTGATCCAAATACAGTACATATTCGGTGTCAATCAGGTGGGTAAATGCAGCATAGACTCGGTGGCCATAGAATCCGTTGGCACCGACATTGATGGGTAGATAACATCTTTCCAAATTCTTTCTGGAAAGGAAGTCATCTGTAATGATTCTTGTTTTGGAATGGTGTTTCATACCATCCGAAACCACATAACATTTTGTTTCATAGGTTTGTTCAAGTATGGATTGAACAGCCCCTTTCAACTCCGGTACACCCGTAGTTGGTATAATCACAGTAGCACTCATAATCAACCTCTAGTTAGTTTTAATATCTTCTCTATTTGTTTTTCAATTGCAGGTTTACGGTTAGGCCAGTAGATATATTCTTTATCACCTGTACTATGTAGTTTCTTTAGGAAAGGGATAATCATCTTCTCCACTTCCGCTAATCGTGTTTTATAATCATCAGCAGTTTCGGCTGTCTTGTTGATTACTGAATTGTATTCCGCTTCGGATACAGCAGAGAAACCAAAATCATCTTCTAGATCCTGGTATTCTTTCATAACTTTATCAAATTCTGTTAATGGCATTTTATGATATCTTTATAAAAGGACCGAAAGTATCAAACGATTTGATATTTTTCTTCTGTGCTAGAAATGACATGTCAGTTATCATACCCATCATTTTCTTTACATCAATGGTTAAAAGGAAATACAAGAATTCTAATCCCATTAATTTACAAGTTGCGTTGGTTGCGATGGCGCCACCATTATTAAAGGCTTCGGTAACATTTCCAACAAATCCCTCATAACTGACACCAATGTCTTTGCAATTATCCTTGACTTTATTAAAAACTTTTTTATAATTTTTACCCTTTTCCAAATTATCCAAAAAATCTTTTGTTGTTCTTGGATATTGTTTATAGTCATTTACAAATGCACCACGGTTAATCTTATTAACAAGAGTAACAACAAGTTCAACTGGAACTTTACCTCCACGAGCAGCACCTTTACCCTGAATAGTCAATTCAAATTTTAAGTTGCTGCCGGTAGTACTCTCAGATGAGTTTGCCTTAATTTGAAAATTGTAACCGTCACCAGTATGTTTATCTTTAGCAAAAACCTTAACATCTTGTGTAAAGGTGCCTTTAGATGTTGCACCAGATGTTACTGCAAAGTTACAAGTGAAGTCATTTTTGGGATCCACAATAAAGGCATCAGCCACTGTGTCAATCAATGCTTTGTTTTCTTCAACCTTTTCTTTGACTTTATCAAAATTAACTTCTTCAATATGTGCGCCGCTGTCGGTCAGTTTCAGAGATATGCCGACAACTTTTGGATTTTTACCCATCAATAAATCAATTAATACCGAGTTTAAGAAAAGTGTACCCGCACGAATATAGTTTTCAAGTTGTGCGCCATCATATTTGGCCGCAGCATCTTTGTAATCCATAATCTTTGTCATTTGGTCATCAATATACTTCTCAATTGAACTAGGTGAACCATTAACTGCCCATACGTCAGCTGGATTCCAGGTATCTTTCTGTGAGATATTGAATTTTTTGTTGATTAGTTTTGAAATATAATCCATAAAACCACCATCACGTTCAAATCGTTGAAATGTTGAACTTGAATATTTGGCTAACAAAACTTTTTGACTGAAATAAAAAGAATTCAACCAATCAATATAAGGAAAACCAGAATTACCTTTGACTTCAAATATATCTCTTAATTTCGGCAAATCATCTTTGAATGCTTCTAATAATACATCTTCAGGCAAAACTTTTTTTGATAACACATCACGACCAACCTTTAGTTTGGATAATGCAACATCAATCTTTCTTTCATAGTTCACATTGTTGACTAATGATTGTTCAAATATATATGCTGCGCCACGTTCTTGCCATGCGGTCTTAACTTTTGCTGGTTTATCTGAATTACCACCACCTTCTTTATACATTACTGTAAGTGGTTTTAATCCCGAGTAATATTGTGTAAAATCAACGACTGTTGATTGAAAAGAAGAACCGGAAATTAATTTAGACACAAATGGAACTTTACTATTTTTAAGTGTTTTTTCAAAATCTGATTTAAAGTCGGTTCGTTTGCCAACTCTTAGTATAAGTTTATCTGCTGACTTGAAATCAAAACTTGGTTTTTGTGAATCTAAATTTTTATTACTGTTAACAACACTAACAACTAGTTGTGTGTAGAGGTTTTGAATTTCTTGTTTGCTAGCCATCATTGTTCCTGTCGATTTAAATATTTATCTGATGATTTGAATATCTTTGCCTGAGGTCCAGATTTCTAATTCTGTTCTTAATCTACTCTCAGATTTGAGTGTTTCGTATCTATTTATGGACTTGTTTCGCCACCATTCAATCAAGTTTACCAGATTGTGTTTTTCATAGTTTTCGCCAGGAATAAGCACATCCGTCTTACAGTTTACATAGTCAATCATGTTCTTAAAACCATAATCACTAGTATAATATCTTTTCTGCTCTGTCAACCCTTTAGCCTTCTCAATCGTTGCTTGGAATGTGCCGCCTTCAGGAGTACCTTTAAGTGCTGCTTTAGTAAGTGATATAATCTTCATGGAGATTTTTAGCTTCTTACTAGAAGCATCATCCTCAACTAATTGACCAACCTTGTCTTGTACGAAATCACGGAGTTCTGAATAAGGTTTACCATGCATCATAGGTAGAAAATCAGAATCAGTTAGACCTTTGTATCTGATATACGGTTTCATACCATCATATTGTGAAACAGTCTTGGAACTTCCATAGAGACTTGTTGTTTCAAATAGACAAAGGTTCATATCATATTTCTTATTCACAATCTCACGTACCTCATGTGATGTACAGATTGCAGCCAGAAGTTTACCGCCGAGAAAGTTATAACCAAATGGTTGTGCAGGTACGATAACAAAACCCATCATTGCAGAGTTATTGAATCGTTTACCCCACGCAGGATTCTGTGTAAACACTTGTCCAAGCATATCATTACGAGGTTTACAGTTGATGACTGGTGAACCAAGACGAATGAATCCTACGTACTTTCCTGTGTTCTTTTCACGTACTGCCAGTTTGACATTACGACCAACTGGTGGAATGTTTACATGTGATGAGGTAATGTTAAGTAGATTGGTCCATGTTTCATTATCAATTTCAATAACTTCAAAGTCCATATCTTTTGGATGCATGGTGAAATTTTGAAACAATTCATCTTCAATTGGAAACAAAGGATTGGATGGAAGTTCAGCCAGAGAATTCAATTTCTGGTCACGCATATATTCATCAATACGGTCAAAATTACCAAAGTAATCTTCAAATACTTTGGCACAATGAACTGCATCATCAAATTCTAATTTCATACCTTAAATCCAGTAAATTGTTTTTTCTGTGGACGTTCACGGTCACCAAATGTGTTCAATGGTTTATCTGTGTGACCTGCATCAGCCAAACCTTGTTGTGCGGATTGTTCAACATCATACAACCTCATCTTAGCACGGTCAATACCCAATGTAAATCTCTTATGAAATGTTGGATCAGCATAACGATTTTTTAATTGTTTCACCATAATCTGGCCAAGTTTTTCCAGTTCTTCGGAAGAAATCAAAGCAAACATCATGTCTGCGGTTGCCGGCAAACCAAAAGACTCACTTGTGTCCTCAAGTCCGGGATCGGAAGAAGTAAATCCACTTCTAGTTGTTTGTGTCGCAGAAACAATAGGTACTCCGAACTCAACGGCAAGACCTCGCAACTCCTCGGCGATGGATTTAACGTAGGTATATGAGTTGATATTGGCTCCTGCTTTAATCCTAGAACTACAACAAATATTAAGATAATCAATAAAAATGATATCAGGCACAAAAGACTTTTTAAGATTGAGCTCGTTGAGTAAGGAACGAAAATGTATGGTGCTTGCAGACGCTGTTGGATATTCTTTAATGATAAGTTTGCCAACAGTCTTTTCACGGAGTTTAGAAATCTTTTTATCATACATATCTTTCGGTAAATTCATAAGGTCGTCAATGGTGACATTCAACATATTGGCATCAATACGTTCAGCAATCTTTTCTTCGGCCATTTCCATGGTGATGTACAGAACATTCTTGCCTATTACCATGGCACCAGCCGCAACGTGACACATGAACAATGATTTACCAACACCAGTTCCTGCCAAAGCAATGTTCAGTGTTTTCTTTGGTAAACCACCTTTGGTTATCTGATTAAAGATATCAAGGTCAAAAGGAATTCTTTCTTCTTTTCTGTGATAGAATTCATATCGTTCATCGGAGTTTTCAAGGTAATCGTGACCAACGGAAGTATCAAAGGTTATCGCCAATGCGTCTGATAGTATTTTGGGAATCGAGCCTTTGTCGTTGGTTTTGTCTTTTCCATCGAGAATAGAAATAGACCCCAATACTGCATTGTATATGGCCTTCTCTTGGCAAAATTCTTCGGTCTTGTCAACAAGCCATTGTATCTTGGATTCTGTATCTTTAGTTTGTTCAATCTCTTGTAGATAAGTTTCGTACTTCTCCACTTCATCAGCTGTAAGATTTCGCCTTTCTTTGCCGGCCAATGTAAGTGCTTCAATCGTTGGCGGAGAATTGTAAGTTTCTGTGAATGATGTAATTTCATTAAAAAGTGTCCTGTCAGTTCTATCAGTAAAGTATTCTGGCTTTATGAATGGTAGTACTTTACGTAGGTAATCATCATTATAGATTAGGTTCTTTAATATCGTCTGTTCCAGCTTCATCAATTACTTCCTGTTCAATGTTAGATGTCATTAT